ACCGCGGGAACGCGGCTGGAGTCGGGGAGCGTGTAGTACCCGGGCCAGGCGGTGTACGCCTTGAGGGTGGTCCCGTCGCTCTCGTAGAGGTCGAGGATGTGGAGCTCAAGGGTGCGCCGCAGCGCGGTGACCGGTGGGCACTGGGTGGAGATCGTCACTGCTGGGCCTCCAGCGCAGAGCGCAGCAGTTGGCCGAACTTGGCGGGGGCCTCCTCGAGGGGGGCTTTGGTCCAGGGGCGGCCGGGGAAGCGGAGGCCGGTGGTGGCAACTCCGCCCTCGTGGACTTGGCCGGCGTATTCGACGGGCCAGGTAAAGGTGATGGAGCCGTCGGCGTTGACGACTCGGGTCTGGCTGGCGCGAAGGCGGCCGGTATCCACGATGTCCCGCACTTGAGGCGGGGTGGGGTACTCCCACTTCGCAGCCGAGATTTCCTCGGTGAAGCGGGTGTCGAGCCAGGTGCCGAGTTGGCGGGTCGCTTGCGCGACGGCCGTGTTCAGCGCTTGGTTCAGTTGGCGTTGAGGGCGGGCCATCAGATGGGTCCTCCAACAACGCGGAACGTGCCTTCGATGGATTGGCGCAGATCCTTCCGGTGGAAGGAATCCATGGCCAGGTCGAAGACGAGCTCGAAACGTCCTCGGTAACCGTTGATCACGGCTTCGGCTTGGGAGCCGTTGGTGATGCGGGGGTCGAGGAGTGCCGGGCTGAGCAGACGGCCTCGGCAGGAGTAGGTGGTGGCGTCGGTGCCGGACTCGGGCTTCCAGGTGGGGGCCTGGAGGGTGAGGGCGGCGAGGTATTCGACGATCTCGGTGGATTGGGTGGCGTTGCCGGTGGTGGGATCTGTGGTGGCCAGACCGGTGCCGACTTCAAACGCGAGCTGGGCGTTACCCCAGGGGGCGTAGGCGGCAAGGGTGGTGGCCGAGATCGCCATGGCTACAGCGCGAATCCACTGAGGGGCCTGCTATCGAGCAGGCGCTTGTACTCCTGGCCGTAGAGGGTTGAGTCGAAGCCCGAGCCTGTGGGGGCGCCGGACTTGGTCTCGATCTGGAGGCCGATCTGCATGGTGCGGGTGGCCAGCAGGTGGGCAGCGAGGTAGCTGACGGCTTCGGTGTGGACGGTCCCCCAGGTTTCGGAGGGCGTGGACCGGCCCGCCTCGGCGAGAGTTCCTTCTACGACCGAGAGCGATTGCTCGCCGAACTCGGGGAAGCGGAGGAGGAACTCAGCGCTCGAGGGGACTGCCATTAGCCGTTACCTTCGGTGATGGCGCTGATGCGCTTGCCGATGGCGTTCTTCACTCGGATGCGGGAGTCCTTCGCATCCCAGAGGCGGAGTTGCTCGGTGTCGAAGCTGTCCTCGATCAGGCGCAGGGCGTCTTGAAGGGGGATGTCCGCGAGGGACTTGCTGGCTTCGGTGGGAGCTGCTTTGGCCTCGGTCACGTCCTCGGTTTCGATGCGGAGGGCACCGAGTTTGAGGAGGTTTTTGACCACGTCGTAGTCCTTGATCCGGGCCCAGACGTCCTCGGGGAAGTCACGGGTGACGCCCGAGGTGAGCTGGATGCTGTCGGTCAGGCCGCCGCCGTTGACGAACGAGAAACCGATGGAGCACTCCTTGTCCATCGGGGGATTTTCAAGTTCAGGGCGGTAAACGATGATCATGGCCGAGTGAAGAGATTGTGCTGACCCATTCTGACTGGGTTAGAAAAAGCGAAAAGTTACGCCTTTTCGAGCACCAGTGCGCTCTTGGGGTAGTAGAGCGAGAGGCCACCGATGCGTGCGTGAGCAGCAACGGAGAACTCGAGGGCCTGGCGCAGGGGAGGCAGGAACTCCAGGGGCTGGGGGATGTGCAGTTGCAGCTTGTCGGGGCTGCGGTCGTACACCACGATCCGGTCCTTGGAGAGGGAGCCGCCGGACTTACCTGCTTCCAGCTCGTTGATCGGCTCGATGGCCTGGATCATCGGGTTGGTGCGCAGGAAGAACTCCATCACCGTGGTGTCCGAGGTGGTCGAACGGGGGGTGGTGGAGATGATGCGGTACACGTTGTAGGGCACCAGCATCGTGTTGGGCATCTCCTTCATGTTGGAGTTCTGCACGAGGCGGGTGGGTGCCTCGTTCAGAAGGGCCAGCATCTCGTCGGTGGTGACACCGGCGGTGTCGAACCACTTGTCGGGGACAAGCTTGTCGACTTGATCGTTGTTGAAAAAGCCCTTCATGCCGGAGGGGGCGTCGCCGAAGTAGGCGATCTCCTGCACTTTCTCCTCGTAAGCGCGGCGGACGGCGTTAGCCCGGCGCTGCTCGAGGTTCATGCCGGGCACCATGGCGGCGGCACGGGTTTCTTGGATGGTGTAGGCGAAGGAGGCACCCAGCGAGCGGATCGGGTGGGTGACTTCCTTGCGCAGGACGTCAGCGCGGGGCAGGTCCTGGGCTTTGTCGCCGATGACCTTCATCGAGCCTTGCTTGTCGAAGACTCGGTAGGTGTAGGAATCAGCGCCGTTGCCGACCTCGGAGGAGATGGGGATCAGGCTGCTGTACTTGATGTCGGCGTACTCGACCTCGAAGGTGCGAGCCAGGATGGTTTCCAGCTCGCGGGCGAGAAAGATGCCGACCTCGTCGTTACGGATTTCGGTGGTCATGGGAGGAAGCTCCGTGATCAAGTGTCGGCGGAGTAGGTCATGCCGGGGATGTCAATCTCCAGCAGAACCAGGCCGGCGGCGGTGGTTTCAGACAGCCAACGAGCGCCGGTGATGGCAACGGTCTTGTTGGCGACGGCGGTCTTGGTGAAGCGACCGAGGTAGGCGCCGGTGACGGTGCCGGAGTGGTCAGCGTTGTAGAAGCGGACCGCGTCGCCGAGGGCGATGGCGGTGGCGCTGTACACCCAGATCACGCCTTTGGAGACCACGTTGACGGTCTCGGTGTTGGGATAGCCGTAGCGGCCATCGCTGTACACCGGGGTGGGGTTCGGGGTGTAGGTGGAGCCGAGGCTTGCGCCTTCGAGCACCTGGGAGCTGACGGCGATGCCCTGGATCAGGGTCGCGTCCTCGGCGATCTTGACCGCGAGGGCGTCGTTGCTGCTGGGGCTGTTGTCGGTCTGGACCAGCACGCCATAGGGGATGGCGGCGCCGGATTGGTTGCGGTAGCTGCGGCAGACGTATGCCTGCAGGTCAGCCAGCATGCCCTCGTGACCGGCGACTTCGCGCAGCGGGTAGCTGCCTTGGGCGCCGGAGGGGTTGGCGACGGTGGTGGCGGTAAAAGTAACGGCCATGGAAGTAACTCCTTACTTAGTGGCGGTGAGGGGGCGCTTCCAGGCTTCCGCTTGCCGTGCTCGGTAGGAGTCCACCGGGGAAGCGGAACCGCGACCGGCGCCTTTGAGGGCGTCGCGCAGGGAAGTGGTGCTGTCGGCGCGGTCTTCCTTGGTTTCGGGCTCTTCGCCTTCGGCCTCGGGAGAGTCGCCTTCGCCTTCACCCTCTTCGCCTTCGCTGTCAGCGCGGGCGCTGAGGATGCCGTCCACCACGCCTTGGATGTAGGCGGGGGAGGCGTCTTCGCGAGGGGCGGAACCGGTGAGGTTCTCGAAGGCTTGGGTGTAGAGCGCGTCGTCGTCGACGCCGTCGAACTTGAAGTCCTCGGCGAAGGCGGGGGCGAGGCGCTGGAGGGTTGCCAGGCGAGCAGCGACGAGCTGGTCGAGCTCGGCGGTGTCGATGCGGGAGGAGCCGGACTCGAGCTCGGTGACACGCTCTTCGAGGGCGTCGGCTCGGCCTTCAGCGGCCTCTTTGTCGTAGGCGAGGGCGTCGATCTCTTCCTGTTGGGCGTCGAGCTTTTTGGTGAGCTCGTCGCGCTCGGTGGTCACAGATTTCAGCTGGCGCTCCATGTCCCGTGCGAAGGACTGGACCGCGCTAGCTGCTTCTGCGGGCAGATCGATCTCCAGGCCGTCGAGTTTGACGGTGGCCATAACGGGAGATGCAGTTGTACAGGGCTGGAGCGCCGATTCGCTGTCGCGAATCAAGTCAGGGTCGATGGAAATGGCGTCGGCCGCATCCATGCGATCCATGAGAAGGCGTACCTCCGGGCCAGCCCGGCCACGGGGCACGATGGCGATGTGGTTTACCCGGATGTTGCGTTGGACACCGGCGTACTCTTCGCCCTCGGGTGTTAGTCCGGGGGTGGGGTCGAA